AATATTACAGAAAGTGATTATATGTATGCGTTAAATTTGATAAGTAAAATGAATGAAGACATTCAAATAATAAGTAATGAACTTAATATTCCAATTACATATTATGAGGATTTGTTTGATATTGGAAGTGAAGAGAGATTGAGAAAATATAGTACAAAAGAAGTAAAAAAGAAAAAAATGATATGATGGAAAAAGGTTTTTTGACTGAAGAAGAAATGTTATATATACAAAATTCATTGAAAAATGATATTGGTATTAATGAATCTGAATATGAAAAATTAAAAACCCTTCATCCATATGCTGTTGTGGAAGAAAATAATCCTGTTATACGAACCTCGAGAAAATTATATAGTACAACTAATTATGAATTGAATAGTTTTTTTCTCAAAAGATTTGGTAAAAAAGATTATGATTTGGATTATTATAACGAATTAATATACAATATTGGTGATTTTACAAATCCACATAAGGATAAAAATTTTGTTACACAAACAACATTAATATTGATGAATGACAAGTTTACCGGTGGAGATTTGATAATAGACAATAAAGATGTTGAATTTAATAAAATAGGTATGTTTATTAGTTTCGATGGATTTAAACTACAACATAGTGTAACTAAAGTAGAATCTGGACAAAGGCGAGTTTTAGTAATTATGTTTAATAAAAAAATCACATTAATATGAAAATAGCTATTACGGGTTCAAATCATTCATTAGGAAAAAATATTTGTGAATCTCTCGTAAATCATGAGTTAATCCGTTTAGATAGACCTGAAAATTATGTTGACACTATTGAAGAAATTGTAGATGATTGTGACATATTCATCAATTGTGGTTATAAAGACACAACACAAACAATACTTTTCGAAAAGGTTTTTAAAAAATGGATATATGAAAAAAAAACAATAATAAACATATTAACATCCGCCTTAATATTTGGTAGTCCAAATAAAAAATACGTTGATGATAAAAGAAATTTAGAACAAAAAACATTAGAATTACGAACACCAGACAAAGAAGTACGTATTATTAATGTTTACCCACATACGTTAGAAAGCACAACAACGGCACCGAATCAGAAATTAAAGTTTTCAGAAGTTTCAGACATTATTATATGGATAATTGAATTACCACAAGATATTGAAATTTTTGAAATTGGTATTTCCAAAACAAAATTAAAAATTGAAAATACTTTAATATAATGAAAACACTTTGGACATTCGGAGATTCATTTACGGATTCCTTCAACCCACCAGGTGAAAGATTTTTAGATTGGCACAATAAGTACATTCAATGGAAAGGATACGTACCAAAAGTTTTTGGTGAAATTATATCAGAAAAACTAAATATGAAATTAGTTAATAAAGGTATTGGTGGTTCAGATAATAGTCAAATATTCGAGTCTTTTTGTTCAGTTGTTGATTTAATAAAAGAAGATGATATTTTAATTTTTGGATGGACAAATCAAGAAAGATTTAGACTTTCTAATAAAAAAAATGAATGGTCACATTTATCTGTGAATTTTAGAGATAAAGATAAAAAAAAACAAGAAGGAGATAGTCATTTTTTTTCAACGGAAGAATTAAAAAACGCATTCGATTCCATTTCAAAAAATACAATTCAAGAAATAATGTACAACAGAATGAATGATGTTTATACTCAAGAATTATGTAATTGGATAAAGTTGATTAATTTTTCATTAAGTAAAAATAAAATATTACATTGGAGTTGGGATAAAAGAATAACTTATTGTGATGGTATTTTCATAAGTGGATTTGAAACTATAAAAAAAGAAACAAACAATATTATAAATGATAATCATTGGTCAGAAAACGGTCAGAAAGAACTTTCACAATTTTTCACTAAAAAACTTGAGGGTAATGAAACTAATAATAAGAAAATAATTTAACATGAAAAATAGATTATTTGTTTTTGGTGATAGTTGGGCTACTAATTATTTTTCTAAAACTAATGATTTAGTTGACTGTAAACCGTTTTTTAACACAAAAGAAGTTGAATCATATGTAAGTCACTACAATTATTTTGGTCATTGGATTGATCATATGAAAAACTTTTATGATGTTTATTCATACGCAATGGGTGGTGTTTCCAATGAACAGATTATTTACCAACTTGGTAATTTACCTGAGTATCATGAGGGGGATAGAATGATAATAATGTTTACTGGTGTTGAAAGGTATGTGTGGATATATAATAAATTTAAGTATACATTTTGTGTGGGTAGTTTAATGCCGGATAAAATTATTGACGAAAAATATGTTGATTATTTTAAAAAACAATACGTTGAAAGGTATGAATATTGGATGGATGATTCTATTAATAATGATGAAAAGAAATTTTTAAATATGTTTCCTAAACTATTCAAACAATACCAACCAATAGTAGTGACTTGGAGACCTGAATTGGCTCAAAAAGTTGATTCAATAGAATTGATTAGAGTTGATAAATTAAATCTAACATCTATAGAAGAAGAAACAAAGGGTGTTTATAAAGATAGACATTTGGGTGTTCGTGGAAATTATGAGTTGTTTAAATTCTTATGTGAAAAATTAAAATTGGATATAAGTAATTATATGTTTAAAGTTATAAATTTTAATAAAGAATTGATATAGTGGAAAAGGTAAATTTAAAAGATTACATATGTGCAGTTCCCTTCATATCTTTAGAGATTCATAACGGAAGTAGATTCTTATGTTGTGCATCTTGGTTAAAAAAATATCTACCTGAACACACATCACCAAAAGATGCTTGGGAATCGGAAGATGCTAATGAAATTAGAAAATCAGTTACGGATGGGTCTTTTAAATATTGTGATAAGAGTCATTGTCCATATCTCCATCAATTAATTAAATTTGGTAAAATAGGAAATACTAATGTTTTATATCATAAAAATAATATACCTACAGAAATAAAAGAAAAAATTGATTCATTTGAACAAGGTGATTTATTACCACCTAATACCATTCAATTCTCGTTCGATAGGACTTGTAATTTAAAATGTCCGTCGTGTCGTATAGAAGTAATTGCAGAAAACTCAAAAGGTATAGAAAGAGTTAAGAAAACAATAGATGAAATAGAGGAACAATACGGAAGTACCACCAAAATGATATACATAACAGGTACTGGTGATCCTTTTGTGTCTGTTGGGTTTAGAGATTTTCTTAGAAATTTTGATTCAACTAAATGGCCTTCTCTACAAAAAATACATCTTCACACAAACGCCACAAAATGGAATCAAAAAATGTGGGAATCGATGTCAAATATTCATAGTTACGTAAAAAGTTGTGAAATAAGTATAGATGCGGCAACCAAAGAAACATATGAAAATAAAGTAAGATTAGGTGGAAATTGGGATGAATTAATTGAAAACTTAAAATTCATTAATACAATACCATCTTTAAAAGGTATAAAAACTTCATTTGTGGTACAACAAAAAAATTATAAAGAAATGAAGTTGTTTTATGATTTAATGACTTCAATTTTTGGAAAGAAAGTTAATGTGTACTATGGTAAAATTACAAATTGGGGTACATTTACTGAAGATGAATTCACCCAACATAAAATTTGGGAACCTAATCATCCTGAATATCATGAATTTATTAATGAAGTAAATTCGTTTTTACCTAAAGAACAATCTTGGCATAATTTACAAGAATTTATAACCAATAAAAGTAAATTAATATAATGAGAACACTGTGGACATTTGGGGATTCTTTTACTTTTGGTCATGGATGTCGTCCTGATGGACCATTATCTGAATACTATTATGAATATAAATCAAATGATGATGATTTAATTTGGCCAGAAATTCTTTCAAAAAAATTAAATTGTGATTTGGTTAATTTAGGAAAATGTGGGGCATCAAATGATTACATATTTGATACGATTATTGAAAATTATTCACAAATAAAAGAAAATGATTTTGTAATTGTTAATAAAACTTTTCCACAGAGATTCGATGTTCCAAATGACATTCGTAATGAACTACATTCAATAATCGCTGAATTATCAATTAAGGATAAAAAATGGGATACGGTTTTTAAGAATTTAAATAAATCAAAAGATGAGATTGAAACAATAATAAACTTTATGTATCATTTCAGTGGACATAGTTTATACGAAAAAAGACAAGATAAAAGATATTCTTTTATCAAATCAATTATTAAATGTGACAAGTACTACGAATGTAAAACAACTGAAATATTGTTATCTAAATTTGAGGATATAACTGAACACACAAAAGGAAAAATAATTGATGGTCATTTAAGTTTTAGGGGACACAAACAGTTGGCTAACTACATATACTCTAAATTATATCCTGAAAATAATATATTATGATAAATTTTGAATTGAACATTGAAAATTATGATGAATTAAAAGACCTAACCATATTAGAGTATAATAATTTACTATCTGATGATATAAAAAAACTCATAACATATTTCAATACAGAGTATACTTGGGATAGTATGTTTGACTATGATGAAGTTAAAAACAGAATTGAAAATGGACATTTTTTATACATATTGTACTATGGACATGAGTGTATTGGGTATGTTTTTTTTGAACCTAAGGAAAACAATGAATTTTATCTTTATAATTTATATGTAACTAACGTTGTCAAAAGACCAAAATATTCACCTATTTGGTTTGTGAATAAAGTTTTACAAAAATTACCACATCCTTTCACTAAAATAACATGTTGTTGTGAAGATTGGCACAACGACGCACAAAATGTTTTCAAATCCAACGGATTTACTATAGTTTCTTAGATATTTTTGTTTGATTTTACGAATTATTTTTATTATATTTTCTATAATGAAAATTTTAGCTCATATACCTTTTATTGGTACAACAGGATACGCGAATCACGCACGTTCATTTTTTACTGCATTAAACAAATATCACACGGTAAAGGTTAGAAATTTTACAATTGGTAATAGTTGGGTTGGTATGAGTGATAGACCACACGATAATGAACCTTATTTTACCGATGAAATGGGTGAAATGTTAATTTTACAAACTCTTTGGGGTGAAGGTGGTAAAAGAGTTGATCAAAGTATGTATGGATATCAAAATGATTTTATTCCTGATGTTCACATAGTCTTAATGGAAATGAATAACTATTATTTCTATGATAATTACGAGGGTTATAAAATTGCATATAATGTATGGGAATCAACAAGATACCCCGATGACTTTTTCAACAGACTATTTTATTTTGATGAAGTTTGGGTCCCATCCAAGTGGCAATTTGATTCTTTAGTGGAACAAGGATATCCAAAAGAAAAAATTTTTATAGTACCTGAGGGTGTTGATGTTGAAACATTTAAACCATTAGATAAAATACCTCAAAAAGATAAATTCAGATTCATACATTTTGGTCGTTGGGATTATAGAAAATCCACAACTGAGATTTTGAAAGCGTTTGGTGAAGAATTTAAAAATGATAAAGATGTTGAATTAATTTGTAATGTTGAGAATCCATTTCCATTTGATGGATTACAAACAACAAAAGAGAGAATTAAAAAATATAATATAGATACCAAAAAAATTAAGTTTTTAGATTTTCTACCAAGAGACGAATATGTAAAGTACATGCAAGAAGGTGATGTATTTTTATCATGTGCCAGAAGTGAAGGTTGGAATTTACCACTTATTGAATCAATGGCTTGTGGTACCCCTTCTATTTTTTCGAATTATGGTGGACAATTACAATTTGCAGAAAATAAAGGTATACCGGTTAAAATTTCTCATATGAGAAATGCAAATATAACAGAGAAAGAACAACCTGGTGAGTATTGTGAACCTGATTGGAATGATTTGAAAATTCAAATGAGAAACGCTTATGAAAATCATAAAGAATATAAAAAGAAAGCTTTAGAAGATTCTAAAAAAATACATGAAGAATTTAATTGGGAAAAACAAGCTAAGACGGCAAATGATATTTTGATGAGAAATAAAAAACCATTTGCGTTTGTTACAACAGGTAATCTTTCTTACATGCCTGTAATCGAAAAACTAGTTCAATCACTTTTGGAATTTTCTGAACAAAAAATCATAGTTTATGGTGTTGATTGTGAAGTTCCTTTTGATTATCCAAATGTTATTAAGAGAACTATAAATCCACCAAAAATATCTGAACACGATAAGTGGTATTGGAAACAATGGGCTTGTATTGAATCTTTAAATGAAAATTACGAAAATTTTGTGTGGATTGATGGTGATGTTGTTGTTAATTATAATATAGATGATGTAAGAGAATATTTCAACAAATTAGAAAACTATCCGTTATCAGACATTCATGTCCAAGAAGAATTTTTTGGATTATATGAAAACGGTAAATCACAATTGTTTAACGAACAACTTTCCAATGAATGGGGAATTAGTAAGGGACAACCATATATGCATGTTTGTTTCTTCATATATAATCACAATTCAAAAGAATGGTTTAAAGAAATAATTTCTCACTATACAAACATCATGAAAAATAATCCAAGTGATTATAAGAGACTATTTCTGTGGAATGATGAAGGTATTGACAATGCCATGAGATGGAAATATGGTTATACAAATCATTTACCCCTATCAAATTTTGATACATCATCTTACGATGGAGACGAAGGATTTATTGATAGAACTCTACATCAATTCTATAAGTTTTGGAATGAAGAAGGTCCGCAAAATTTTAATAGAATATTTGGTTATCAATTTATTCCAAAAGACAAATCTAAAATAATATATTTTCATGGTAATAAAAATGAATACATCTCTGATAAGATGATTGATTTTATAAAAATGAAAAGAGATAAATCATTTTATAAATCTGAACAATTTTATACTGACCTGTATAAATTAGAAAATTTTGGTGATATAAAGGAAGTAGAAGGTTGGACAATTCACATTGCACAAAAATATGGTTGGGGAAGAGCCATTTATCATGAAATATATAATTTGAAAGATTATTATTATAATAGAATAAAAAGAATAAATGAGGGTGACATTGTTGTTGATTTAGGTGCAAATATTGGGGTGTTCAATAGATGGGCCTACAGTGAAGGTGCGTCAAAAGTAATATCATTTGAACCTGATAAAAGATATTTTAAACTATTATCTTTAAATACGGACCCCAAATCAATATTATTTAATGCCGCCATTAGTGATTCAATTGGTGAATTTGTTTTACATGAAAGCCCACATCTCGGTGGTTCAAGTTTAATTGAATTTAATGATGCCTTAAACAAATATCCTGTAAGAACATACACTTTAGATTATCTATTCAGTGTTGGGTTGGTGGATAAAATAGATTTTCTAAAAGTAGACATAGAGGGTGCAGAACAACACGCGATGATGGGAATATCAGATGAGAATTTGATGAAAGTGAAAAATATTTCGATGGAATACCATAACGCACAATTTAATTATAATGATGAATTAAGAAGTGAGTTAATCAACAGATTAGTCAAACTTGGTTTTAATTCATATCTTTTATTTTGTGGTAGTGATAATAGTTTACAATTAATATATTTTTGGAGATGAGTTTATTAAATCAAATTGCGAAAAATTTTGGAACAGATAAATGTGATGAAATTCACAATTATTGTAATAAATATGAAAAATATTTACCATTCAATAGGTACGATACGTTAAATATTTTTGAAATTGGTGTTCTAAATGGTAAATCATTAAAAACGTGGAAAGAATATTTTTATCGTTCACACATTTTAGGTATCGATATCAACCCCGATTGTAAACAATATGAAGAATCAAGAATATCAGTTGAAATTGGTTCACAAGATGATGGTGCATTTTTATCAAGAATTTGGCAACAATATGGTCCATTTGATATGATATTAGACGATGGTTCACATATGAATGAACACGTTATTTTTTCATTTGAACATCTTTGGAGTAGTGTTAAACCGGGTGGTGTGTATATTATTGAGGATGTTGGTACATCATATTGGGAAGATTATGGTGGTGGAATCAATAACCCAAATTCATCAATGAACTATTTTAAAAAATTATCCGATGATGTAAATTTTAGAGGTGTATTAAATTTTAACAAATCAAATGTCCACGCCAGAAGAGAAGATTGGTGTGTTGAAAATATTAATGATGAATGTTATACTGATATAGAATCAATAAATTTCCTTAATGGAATTATTATAATAACAAAAAGATAATGGCTTATAGTTTTGATGAAGATGTTTTTATAATCGGTTGTTGGACCGATTCTAAAGAAAAAGAAGATGTATTAATTAAATTAATTAATAAATTAAAAAATTTTAAAGTTCCAATTATATTGGCCGGTCATTATCCGGTTGGGCCAGACATTCAAAAAATGGTCGATTATTATATTTTTGATAAAAATAATGATATTCTATTAGAAAAAGACTTCAATGATTATGGTGTAAATAGTGAAAGATGGACCAATACAGACACATATACCATAAGAAACAAAATGGATTTTCATCATGATTATTCAATTTGGATAACATTTAAAAATGCTTTAAGTGTTGCAGAAAGATGGGGTAAAAAATACGTACACTTTTTAGAGTTTGATAACTTACCTGATGAAGTACAATATAGACAATCATTTATGGAGTATGTCAGAAGGTATGATGCTGTTGTTTATGAATACTCAAAAGGTTCGACATCAGAAAGTAATCCTTATTGTGCCACTTATATTTTTTCAATTAATACTTCAACATTTTCACAGATTCTGAACAAAATAAATTCCAAGGAAGAGTTTTTTAAAAATAAACCCGATAGATGGCAATTAGAAAAGGTTTTTTACCAAACACTTAAAAGCACAACAAATAACATATTCGTTAGTAGATACATTCCTAATGATAATGAACTTAACATATTCGCCGCTTGGAACAGGGATGGTATTTTGAGAAATGGTGGTAAGTTCCAAGTTTATTTTGGTGTGGATGAAACAGATGAATTATATATTCATTTCATATCAGGATTTAATAACGAACCAGCAGACAAAGATTATTTAGTAGAAATTAATTATGATAAAATTAATAAATTTTATAACATAACAAAAGGTTCATACCAATTACTCAAAGTCGGAAAGTACATCCAAAATCAAGAACTTAATGTTTATTATTTAGGTGTAAATGTTGTGAAATTAAATTTAAATCAAAGTGTAAGTGAATTCAGAAGAAAAAATTTTATAACACTGAAAAAAAGAGAATCAATCAACAAAACAATAAATATTAATTTCAATGATGGTCCATTTGTTGAAATCTTGGAAGATAATGAATTATTATATGACGTGGAATTTTTTAATAAAACAACACAAAAAGTGGAATTCTCAACTACTTTAAAGAGTAATTGTTGGGCAAGAGCAAATAAAAAATACTATATTGATTGGTTAATCAGAATTAAAGGTATTGATAATGATTTTTATAAAGAACATGAGTTTAATGTTGAAAATAAAAGGACACTAATAAGTTTTGAATCAAAATCTTTGGGTGATACCTTGGCTTTCATACCATATGTTGAAAAATTTAGGTCAGATAAGAAAACAAAAGTCATATGTTCAACTTTTCATAATGATATATTAAAAGACCAATATCCTGAAATTGAATTTGTAAACCCTGGTTCTCGAGTTGATAACATATATAGTTTGTTTAGATTAGGTCTATTTTATAAAAATGGTTCTATTGATAGGGAAATAAACTATGAATCACACAAAACAGACCCAAGAAAAGAACCTTTAATGAAAATTGCGTCCGATATATTAGGATTGGATTATATTGAATTGAAACCCAAATTAAAAAAATTAGGTAAAACAAAAAAGAAACAAATTTCAATTGCAGTACATTCTACAGCACAATGCAAATATTGGAATAATCCTAATGGTTGGCAGGAAGTTGTTGATTATTTAAAATCCAAAGATTATGAAGTTGTTTTGTTATCAAGAGAAGAAGACGGTTATATGGGTAACCCAAATCCGAAAGGAGTAATCCAACATCCCATAGGTTCATTAGAGGGTTTAATTAAAACATTACAAGAATCTGAATTATTCATAGGTATAAGTAGTGGTTTAAGTTGGTTATCTTGGGCTAGTGGTACCCCTACAATAATAATTTCAGGATTTACAGATGTTGATTTAGAACCATTAAACGGTGTATCAAGAGTAATAAACAAAGAAGTTTGTAACAGTTGTTGGTCCAAATATAATTTTGATGCCGGTGATTGGATGTGGTGTCCAGTACATAAAAATACCGACAAACAATTCGAATGTTCTAAAAGTATAACATCATTACAAGTAATTAATGAAATAAATCGTCTATTATTTTAATTTTTTTTAGGTTCAAATACAAATATCTTGGTATTTATATGAGTATAATACTATAGAAACATGAATATATTTGACCCTATTGTCACCGGTTCGTTAACCGTAAGAGGTACAACGACATATCAAGGAAATCAAAATGTAGTTGGTAATTTAACAGTTGATGGAAATATCATCGCTAGCCAGTACATTGTAAGCTCTTCCGTTATTTACGCAACAGAATCTTTTGTGAGTGGTTCACACGATTTCGGTAACTCACTAGATGATTATCATAAATTCACCGGTTCAGTTTATGTTACAGGTGCATTTCAAGTACCTTCATATCCTTCTAATCCAGTAGGTACAGTACCTGGTCAATTATATTTTAATACAGGTGATAGTAATTTATATAGATATAATGGTTCTTCATGGCTTTCAGGTATAGGTGTTGCCGGTACATCAGGAACTTCTGGTACATCAGGTAGTTCAGGTTCTTCAGGAACATCTGG